TGCAGCAAGACATGCTGTCTTGGCAGCATCATCCATTGATCCCCACTTTGCATTCTCAAAGTATAGAATGCATTTGTTATTCATTACACAATGACTACCAATCAGTTCAGATACTGATAGACTTTCGATTGTAGTAATCATTCTCCACCTCCATTTTCTTCTTCCATCTTCGCTAGTAGTTCATCCAAAGAACTCTTGATACTGTCAAGATTTTGATGTTGATTGCTCCATGGTGTACCATCAATGCCAAGTGCAACAGGTTGTTCTCTCATTGCCTTGATCATTGCCTGTGTATACATTCTATCAGTAATATCTCTAACCATGAGATATCTTGTCATCTTATCTTTGAATTGAGTATAGAAGAAGTGAGCAGGTAGTGTCCACTGATCTTCAGTTTCAAGATAAACTGCATCAGGATTGTTTACCTTATATACATTGACAAATGCTTCAGGTGACATTGGGAACTTGACTGTCTTAACATCCTCAACGTCAGCAAATATTGCAGGGAGATCTCTCAGTTTGGTACGATATGTAGTATACAATGCCTTCACATCATCAGTCAATGGACTATCTGATAGCATTGAGAAATCACTCTCTTGTAGTAGGAAGTTACGTGCTAGTCTAACAGTAAACCAAGTCTCGCTTGCAACTTCACCATACATGCGTCCCATTTCTTCTTGGAACTCTTCATTCTGTAGTTGCTCAATGTTCATGAAAGTATCTTTCAAGAACTCATAGAATGTACGAGCAGCGTCTACATCAGACTGCTCCATCTCATAGTCTTTCCACTCATATTCACCAGTCTTAAAGTTCTTGATAAACTTTCTTCTAGTGACATGATAGGTGTTGTTATCATACCATGTAAATTCAACTAGACGATCCTTCTCTGTATCCCACAAAGGATACAACTTAGGACGTACAGTATCAGTCCAATATGTGTCAGGAACTGTCTTCATCATGCCTCTATACACAATGGCACGATCCATCAAGTTCAGTTGACATACCAAATTTGGTACATTACTATTTGCTACAATACCCATGAGAGGCGAATATACTATGTGCTGAATGTATTTAGTATGCCTTGATTAGATACTTAACTAGGAAGTATGGTTCAATCAATGGTACATTGATGTCTGGATCAAGTGCAGCAACAGGAATGATTGGACTTGCAGATGATAATGTCAGTGTTAGATCATTTGCAAATATGCCAGATGTATATGTGGACCCTGCTTCACCACGAACATCATACTGTTGTGTATCATTAGAAATTGCCATTTTACCTTCTGATGGTACAAATACCAAATCAGTGGTTTGTTTAAATTCGTAGACAACTTCTACTAGACCATAGTTATCAGTGTTAGCAGCGTTGTCATTACTACCACTAGCAGGACCTCTATTCTGTCTGATAGAGAAACGTGCATTCTCTACTCTTGCTGCTTCAGGAATATCAATACTATATGAATACCAGTTGGTTGGATTATTACCTGATCCTGTACCATCATAATTTGATGCAATTTGAGGTGCAGAAGGAATAGGAACCAACGTTCCAATAAATCCAGATGATGGGAAATTCAAACTTTGATCTGTATTGTAATATAGTAAAATCTCATCACCACCATTTTCTGGTAATTCACCACCATTGACATTATTGCCTCTGCATACTTTTACAACAACACGTTGTATATCAGATGCATCAACTGTGTCCATTGTCACAAATCTATCATTCTGTGTACCACCAAATTTTAGATAAGTTGTAGGAAGATCACTACTCTGTAACGTTAGACCTTGTAGTTGTCCAGTAACCTCATCAAAACCAACAGTAGCATGGTTATTAACACCACAACCATTTAAGATACGAACTCTAGGTGCCTGTGTATATCCACTACCACTATTTGTTAGAGAAATTCCAGAAACTATACCATTATTGACAGTTACAGTTGCTGCGGCACCTTGTCCACCACCACCGCCTTCAAATTCAACTGTTGGAACTTGATCTGTTGGTAGTTTAAATCCACCATTGTTACCTGAACCACTACCAGAAGAGAAGAAGTTCATACCATTATCTTGATCACCAGAACCAGCAATGAATACATCACCTACAGATATACTTTCTGTACCACCTTCATATCCTGTGATAGTTTGCCATTCAATCTTAGCGTATCCATCAGATCCATTAGCAGAACTAACACCACTACTGCTGACGCCAGCACCACCTTCTCCTACGCTAATCTGAATACTAGATTGACCTGCGAATGCATCTGATGGGATCTGTACGATGTAAAGACCACCTGATCCACCGCCACCACCACCAGAAGTCCAGTATCCTCTGTCTTCAGTAACTGTTGCTTTGGCATATCCATTATCACTGTTAGTATTACCTTGAGAAATAACACTAGTAAAATAATTTGTTCTCATAGCAGAGACACCACGGTAACCACCATATCCTTGTTCGTGACCACCTGATCCACCGCCACCTGCACCAGCAGAACCACCAGCACTGTCACCAGCACGACCGCAGCCTCCACCGCCGCCGCCTCCACCGCCACCAGTACAACCATAAGCACCACCAGTGGCACCACCACCAGTAAATAATGTTTGACCTGTTTCAACAACACTATCACCTGGGTTTGGGTTGTTTCTGCCATCTTGACCACATGTTCCTTCACCAAATCCACCACCTCCACCGCCGCCACCTGCGCCAGCGATGATTGTGTTACCAGATTGTAGTCTTAAAATAGTAGCAGCACCTCCGCCACCACCATCATTGTTGTTATGACCATCACCTGCTCTACCACCCTTACCAGAGTGAGCAGCATCTGCAGATCCATTATATGTTCTTCCCCATTGTCCTGGTTGTACAATGAATACAGTACCCGCTTGTGGATTACCATATGCCAACTTCATGTACTTGCCTTTACCACCAGTACCAGCATTACCACAACCATTACCACCGTAGTTACCACAGTTTCTACCACCACCACCTGCTAATTCCCAAGTGAGAGCAGTAATATCATAGTTAGCATTAGTTGGTTGTAGCGTCCAAGTTTGACTATTACCACCACCATAAGTGAAGTTAGTTTCTACATTTGCACTATCAACGATAGGTGCAGATCTACCTTTTGTTCCATTTGCACCTGTTGGGTTAGTACCTGCTGTACCTTCTGCATTATCAGGAACAACACTAGGATCACTTAAATTTTTATTCCAATACTGTCCAGCACCACCATCGCCACCATTACCACCTGCACCAGCACCATTTTGAATTTCAGTGCATTGACCAGCAATACTTCCTGATAGTGATTGTGATCCAGCAGAACCACCAGTTCCACCACTATTTGTGCTAGCAGCATTTCCACGAGATCCACCACCAGCAGTAATATTCAGAACAGATCCACCAGAAATAGTAAGTGATGAACCAGCACCATTGTTTCCTGCATTATTATATGCTGCACCTGAACCACCACCGCCAACTAATGTAATAGTTGCTTGATCAACATCAGTTGGTACAGGTGTGTTATAGTTTCCTGCGTTGGTGAATTCTGCTGTAGTAGTGTCATAGATTGGAACACCATCAGTAGTAATCTGTCTACCACCAATCAAACTAACACCAGTAAACTTTTTAACTGATGGTGTAGCATATCCTGTCTGTTCAATGTATGAACCAGCGCCTGCTCCACCAGATGCATAGTAGAAATTTTCCTCTTTGATAGAACCAGACGCTCCATCACCACCACTCCAGTTAAAGATATCATATGTACCAACACTACCATCTAGAATAGGTGCTTTAGATAGAACGTGAGTGTGATTATATGCAATACCGCCTGGTGGTAGGAAAGAATTAACCTTACCTGTAGATGGTTTGTATGATACGATGTATCTGTCACCAGATACTGATTGTGGAGATGGAGAATCTTGTGGTGCTTCAGTGTGAAGCAAGAAGTGTGAGTGCTGTGGAGCACCAGCAATTTTCTTTTCTTGTAGTGTTACACTAACTACCTGACCACCAATAATTGTTGCTTCTACATTGTCAACAACATTACTATATCCAGTTGTTGTAATATTACCAAGAGCAAACTGATCTTTCTGAGTATTCTTATCCATGTACCAGTTACCATCAATGGTATTGATACCTACGCCTAGTTCAGAGTTACCAACGTTTGGTGTGTTAGTACCATAAACAGGACCATTACCTACAATTCTTTTTGCTTTAAGATCAGGAACTTTGAATGTTCCCATGTTAGCATCAGGCCAGTATACAAATACATTGGTTCTATTGATTGATTGAATAGCACCAATATCTTCATTAATTCTCAATGCATATGTTGGTGTTGTACCACCATTTGAAGATGAGAAAGTAACCACTGGTGGATTTTGTGGATCATATCCTCTACCAGGATTAGTTACTTCTACACCAGTAATTGTACCATTAACTACAGTTGCAGTAGCAGTTGCTTGTACTGGAGCAACACTTTGATATACTTGATTAGCACCACTAGGTGGAGCATCAATAGCAACAGTTACAGTTGCTCCCCATCCAGCACCACCGTTGATAATATCAATTCCATCACTAGCAGTGCCACCATAGTCATTTCCAATCGCTTCATATAGAGCAGGATAGTCTGAAATATTATACTCTGAACCATCACAGTAAATGTAACCCTCGTACTGATACTCTGGATTATTTTCTGGTTGAGCATCTCCAGAAATCTCAGTGTATTTTGTACTGCCACCAGGACCAGGGATTAGAGAAGGAACTTTAGAGTGATCATACGATCCTTCTACAGACTTCAGTGTCTGAATGATCGTACCAATAGTTTGACTATCAGGGAACTTATCAGTATAATAGTTCTCCCTTCTATTTCTATATGTGGGATTAGGTGCTACTGTCATCGTCTTTAATACTTAATAAGATATTCCATGATGATATATGGACTGGTCACTTGATCTAGTGACGCCACTTGGTTCGTCTGTAATGTCAATGTTGTTGATAAATTGTCAGGGGACAATAGGAAACCATTGGTCTTAATTTTATATGTATGTGTATTCTGGGTCAGTAGAATTTTGTGTGCGTGGATGGTTGGATCTCCATCATTTTGCACCAATTCATTGATCTCAGTGAATACATTATTGACCTGAGGAAATGATGATTGTGATTTTGATGCTGCATTACTGTTGAGTGGAACAACATCAGATAGACTAGTGCTGTTATAATCTACAGGAACTCCAGTTGCACCAGTAACATAGGTAGCAGGGACTGTACCAGTATCATTATAATTACCTGCACCCTGCTGACTACAAGTACCAAATCCAAGACCGAAACTAATAAAGTTTGGTGGTGCAGCAAAGTCAACATCTTCCAAACTAAAATCAGTTGATTGTGTTAGTAGACATTGATATCTCAGTGTGTTTAGACCACCAGAACCAGATAAGTCATAACAATAATTTGAATACACAACCTCAAATCCAATGTTAGTATCAATTGGATTAGATCTTGAAGTTTGACCAGATGCAATCGCCCAACATGGTGGTTGGTTTGTACCTGCACCTTCAGTGCTACCACCATTAGGATATTGTGTGTTATCTAACCAATCATCAATAGGAATAGTTGTTGCAGCAAATCTATAACCAACACCTTGTGACCTTGCCTCAGTGTCTTCGTTAGTAGTCTTAATTCTCAATCTGTTTGTAGTTGAGAAGTGCATGTGTGAATGCAATGCTAAACTATCTACCGCCTCACTGTCAGTAAATCCACTGTTGTTTGTACCTTTAGACCATGCTGGTTTACCTTTTAGTGCAATCTCTTGTGATGGCACATTAAATGTTCCAGCGTAACTAACAGGAATAGTAGTAGTATTTCCTACTGTTGTACCTGCAGTTGGTGTAGAAATGATACCCATACCAGATCTACGACGCTCAGTCTCACTCTGATCTTCAGTTACAATATTAATATATGTACCAGCAGATGCACCTGTAGTTGGTTTAGGATACTTAGAACCTAGATCAGGTACAATAAACTCATCATCATCTACATCGTCAATAAGATCATTATTAATGTCACGCCTAATAAACTTAGATGCACTCCCAACGCCAAGAATTTCAGCGAGTTGAGGGTAGTCTTCTGCTTTGTAGATACTTCCATCGCACTTCAGATAACCAGCAGGTAATAGATTGATATTTGCTTCATTATTAGGATCGTCACTGGTCAATTCTACTGGCCATACAATAATACTACCAGTTCCAGATCCATACTTTGATCTTTCTTTTGAGTAATGTGCTGCCATTAGAATGCTTTAATTAAGAACGTCGTAACTAGCGCAGGCATTGATACCTCAGCAATAATATTTAGGGCGTCATCTATGTTTTCAGGCGCCACGGTGCCTAAACTAATATCATTTACAGCAAATACTGTAGGTGCTGCTAGTGATCCTCTAGATTGGATCATTTCAAAACTACCGTGGTTGTGACCCAAGAATGAAGAACTGTTTGGATCTAACTGAGAAGTAATATTATTTGTCGTAGTTGGATACGTTCCGTGCTTAAAACTAAGTGTTTGACCTGTTAATGGCGCAGAGTTAATTGTTGGTTGAGATAAGTCAAGAGAGTAAACATAGTTTGCAGTATTGCTACCCTCTCTAGCAATAGAAACAACCTGTGTACCAGGGGCAAGAACACCATCTAGGTATACCCACATGAATGGTACAACTTTGTCCAAAGAAAATTCACCAGATGGAGCACTGTTAAGATCAGTTCCTGTAGGTAAATCAATCTTACTAGTAGTTGCTGCAATACTTACACCAGAAACAGTGTATGGTGGTGCAGTATCAGGGTCATAGTTTGTGGTTGGACCAAAATAGTTTCTTCTGTTAGCAACCTCTAGTGGTTTTGGAAATAGACCAGACCATGCTGGTTGCTGGTGATTTTTATTTGGAACAGGAACATCATACGTTGCAGTATATGCACTACCATTAAACTGATATTGCAAATCAGTTGCTTTAACTAGACCAGATGGGTGTGATTGTGCAGGAGGCCATGATGCTGCAGGAACTGCAGACCAGTAGGTAGATCCCTCAAAGTTATAAAATCTATCAGTTGTAGGTAGTGTGAACTCGTGCTGTTCATCACCATAATATGTGATAAGATTTCTACCTTGCTGCCATGATGGTGCAGTAGCAGCATTTGTCAACTGACATTCTGAGTAACCATAATCACTGACACAGTTACCAGAGACACCACCACCAGTAGTAATACCAGATGGTTCAAATGGATGTGGTCCAGCAAATTGTGCTTGTGCTCTACTATATGTGCCTGGGTGTGAGTGACCAGGAGTATGGTTAATACCTAATTTTCTATTGATTGTGTAGACTGTTGTGCTAAAGTCTGGTGGTGCGATAGTAATGTTAGTAAACTTACCACTCATTACTAGTGATGGATCAACAGTAAAGTCAATGTCACAATTAGCATTGATAGTAATTGGAATAGGTGCATTCAAACTGATGCTACCAAAACCACCAACTAGTGCATTTCCAGTATATGTGTTAGTAACCAATACATCATATGCATCAGTCTGACCATATTGATATTCAGGTTGATTTAGATAATTAGGTTCCAGATCAATTGGCATCTGGAGTGTCATATTTGGTACGCGAAATTTTCCTTCAAATTCAGGAAACTCTCCCGTAAATGCAGCATCAGCACCATATGTGTCACCAATCATTGATGCCAACAATGGATATCTAGATGCATCTTGTAATCTGCCATCGCAGATAATCCAACCTTGAGGGATGTTAGACAGGGCAAAACCTGTGTTACCATCCCCCGACCAAGGCATGATAGTGCCAATTTTGGCATTTTTCATGAACTTGACTATACCGTATCTTACTGCCATTTGTTCCTTAGAGTTCTACGATCCACCAACCGCGTAGGTCTGTTGGAATTTCAGATGCGTCAGGATCACCAACTGCATCAGATACACCAACATAAACCAGACCGAATGATGCGTTCCTTGTTTGAACGATCATCTCACCGCTGTTCCATGCGATTGCGGATGGAGCAGCAGATCCTGCAGATGCCTTAGTACCAGTGCTATCACCTTGGATAGGAACAGCGGTTGTTCCGATAGGTAGAGCACGAATAATGAGGCTAGCAGCATAAGAAAGATTGCCACTAATATCAATGAACCTGATCATGTCACCCGTTTGTGCGTCAGATGGTAGATAAACAACCATGTTTCCGCTAGATGATGGGTTACATAGATAGTTGCCATTAGGTTGTAGTGGGTTACCAACAACTTGTCCGAAACCAGTAGTGGATGCTGCAAGATAAGTCCAGCGGCGACCACCATTAGCATTGAAGTATCTTCTAATACCGAATGCATCAACAGATCCATCTTGGTACATGATGAAGTCTTTAGGACCAGCGCCAGTGTTACCAGCACCACCCAAGTTATCAATATGTAGGACTTCAGAGGTGTTATCTGCGTTTGCAACGATTTGTCCCTTAATGTATAGGGAAGCGCCCATTTCTACAGAACCATCATCGTTCTGTACTCTGAATTGAACATCGTTGGTGCAAACACCATTCTCTTGACAAGTCTGCTTGAATACTCTCAATTGACCGAAGATGTCTGCCCTACCGTTGAGGTACATACCACCTTGTCCAGTAACTGGATCAAGGATTGCACCATCACCAGGGTGACCATCATCGTTGGCAACATTAAAGATAAGCGTCTTGCTATCTGTGCCATACATTCTGAGGTTACCAGCCTTGATATTGATATCATCGTGGACGGTTAGTTTACCACCACCAAAGTATCTTCTAATATCTCTTTCTGGATCATCTGCAGTGAGAGAATCTCTGATGCTCTTAGGCATCTTGACACCAAACGAGGTATCAAGGTTACCATCAATACTATCAGGGAAGAAGAACTCATTGCCAATTCTAATGAACTGTTCGTAGTCAAGTTTCTGAGAAACTAGATTACCATTAGCAAGTTTGAGGACAATTCTATCAGGATTAGTGTTAGGCGATGGTGCCTGAGTTCTGCTAGATGCAGGTAGTGCCTCTAGTAGAGTTGTAGTTCTGCTGTCCTTCTGGATCTTAACAACAGTAGCGCCAACCGTGAATGATTGTGCTGTTGTTGTTTCCTGAGCACGACCACCGCTAGGATAGTCAATAGTAATACCGAATGGAATACGTGGTTCAGATGTACCAGTGTCAACATATGGATCATCGGTAATTCTGATGATCTCTGCCTGAGTTGCACCACCAATAACTGCAATCAGGTCACCTTTTTCAAATCCAGTGATGCTGTTAGCAACCAAGAATTGTGTTTGACCAGCAGATAGTACAGAACCTAGAAGTGTCTGTGGACCAGTTGCTTGTGCAGTTTGTGGATCTCTAGTGTATACAAATACCTCAGCATTTGTGTCATGAGCAGCAGCGGTAGTACCATAGTAACCTTGGAGTGCCCAGACCCAACCCCACTCATTACCAATAACTGTGTTACCTTGGCAGGTATCAATTTCGTAGGTAGTGAAGTCTCTGTTAGTTAGAGTTAGTTTAACGTTGTCGGAAGTATCGAGCAACTCATTGAAGATGTCATTAACAATAGGTGTTGCACCGCAACCACCTGCCATCTTCAGTGAACCATAGATGTTAAGTTCAGAATTCTGAACTGTCTCGTCACCAATAGTAATGTCACCAGAGACACTATCAACAACGAATACATCTTTCTCAGTAGCATCACAACCACTAGTTACAACCAGTTTCTTAGAAACTTGATCCAACTGGGTCTGAACCTTGACGATTTCACCTTGATTGAAGTCACCGTCATTGTTGGTGTCTTCACGGTCAACGATGACATAATCATTAGTTGTTAGAGTGCCACCAAACTGAGATAGGTAGAAGTTATCTAGAGGACCATTAGCGTCAACTGGTAGAGTTGTCCATGTAGCATCGAATGCGATGTTACACTTCCAGACGTTAGTTGCATCTAGGTGTGTGTTGAGATAATCTCTTGCAGGATTTAGTTGCTGTAGCTTATACTTGGTGAAGGAACCAAGTGGATGACGCTTAACCTTGAGGTAGTAAGGAGCAGCAGTAGCACCCTGAAGACCATCTTCAGTAATTCTAACGAGTTCAGGATAACGCTCAGTAGCACCAGATCCATTAGCAGCAGAATCAATGAGTAGATAATCACCTGCTTGGAAGTATGGAGTTGGAGCATACTTCATTGGGATGTAGAATTCATCACCAGTGATTGCTGGTAGGTCTGCACCTTCAGCACCTGCTCCAGTCTTGCTCTCTTGGAAGTTTGTATCACCCCATACACCAGCACCAGCGGTATCAATTCTGTTGAAACCAGAGGCAATCTCAGCAACAGTTGGACTGTTTTGATCAGCAACTGTTAGAACAGAAACATTGATGATATCAATATTGCTATTGAATGAATTGTTGCCAAGTTCACCACTAGCATGAGCAAAGTCATCTGTACCTAGTTGTGCTCTTAGACCTTCAAAGGAGTAAGATGCATTACCACCACAGAGCTTGATGTCACCATTAAAGCGAGAGTTAGCATCAACAATGAAGTTGTTTCTAACCGTTGTGCTACCACCCTGACCACCAATTGTGATTAGAGATGCATTTGTAGCGAAGTTAACTGTCTGTGTCTGAGTGGTGAAGAAGTTAAGAACACCTGCTTCAGTTCTCAGTGTAACAACCTGAGTAGGATCAGTGATGTCACCACCAATAGTCTTGTTAGCACCGATTAGAACATCACCAGCAACACTGAATTGCTTAGTTCCAATTAGAGTGTAAGAGTTAGAGGAGTTGTTACCATATGCACCACCAATTTGGATCTTGGAGATATTAGATGCAGTGTCTGCAATATCACCAAGGAAGATGTTAGAGTGATCAGAGGAGTTACCAATTCTAATGAATTGATCGCTTGTCTGCTCATCACCAAGTTTGATAGTTTGTGCGAAACCACCAATGTGTAGACCGTTACTGTCAACACCACCAAGGAATGTGCTATCGTTGAATAGGTTAACTCTACCA